CTCCAATCTGCAAATCGTCCTGTACGTTCTTTTTAGCTTCTGCTAATGTTATCGGCATATAAGCCACCTCCTAATTTTTTTTAATCTGATTGTGTTGTAAATCTTGCCATTATGGCATCGGCCAGAGATTTTGGAGCATTGCTTTCTCCATTCCCTGTATTTCCTTCACCAGGTTTCACTCCTGTAAAGTTAGGTCCTTTCGGTTTTGTCTCTTCAACAGCTTTAAACAGCATTTTGCTGTCTTCCGCTTTTTTCAAACTTTCAATCTGTTCATTGATTCCAAGCAGTACATCACCGTCCATTTTTATTTTACTCATATCCAGTAACGCTTTCACTGCCCTGACATTTAAAGCATCTGCTCCAAGCAACGCCGTGTCCACCGCTCCTGCCAATTTTATTTCCGCAAGTTCGGCATTATATTTATCCGTTGCGGCCTTATTCTCATTCTGTAGTGTTTCAATTGTCTGCTTCAAAGTTTCAATGTCCCCAGTACTGTTCTTAAGTGTTTCAAGCTGTTTATCCCTGTCCGACAAATCTTTTTCTGCCTGTTTTTTGGCATTGTTCACTTCATCAAATCTTGCCTTTGGTATAAACCCTTTCAGCTGTTCGGTATTTGCCAACAGCACTTTTTCCACCTGTTCCTCCGTCAGCCCAAGTTTTAACAGTTCCTCTTTGTTCATAATATACTCACTCCTTCATTTTTTACGCTGTATGTCAGCGGTATTATGTCTGATTTGTTCTTTTACGCCTGCAAATTCTAAAAAGGCGAAATAAAAAAGAGCAGTCATTAAACCGCTCTTGAATTATTACTGTTCTTTATCACTCTTGTACAAGTTCTCTAAATCTGAAATTTTAAACGTTAAATCTTTCTCTTCTTCAAGAACTTTCATCATAAATTCAAAAAAATCCCTGTATAACTTTATTTCATCTTCTCTAAAAGGACTATCCAATCCTTTCCAGGATATCTCATTTTTCTTTTTCTGGATCTCTTTTTCTTTGTTTTTCATTTCCTTGAAAGCTTTATAAAGCCTGTGGTTTTTTGACAACATGTCTTTTTCTCCTATATTTCAGTTTCTTTTCCTTAGCTTTTTGCACCTGTAAAACTTCTGCAACATTTTCAAAATTTACATTCTCAAGTTTTCGCGGATCCATATTTAAGTCGATATCTTTCATTTCAAACAAATTTCTAGATAATTCATGTATGTATTTTTCATCTATCGCCGCCATATATCTTAATTCGTAATTAGTAAAAAATGTAAAATCATCATTACTTAACCCCCATTCATGTAATCCTTCTGGATGATTATGTGTAAAGTATGAATTTTTATAAGGTATATTCATTTTATGTAGAGATATCGAACCCGCATCACCTTTTGCCACATAAATCTCTCCACTTTCGGTTATTACCATCGCACTTTCATAAGTATTTTTTACTATTTTCTGCTCATATTTTCTTAACAGATCTACGGGATTATTATACCCTGTATTTTTTATATTGCCAAGTTTCCTATAACGTACGTCTTTCTCCAAGATAACCGTTTTATTTCCTGAACTCAATCCTTTAAAACTATCTTCTATTTCTATTTTACTGAACATTTCATCAATTGTTTTACCGTACTCATTTGCAAGTTCTCTCGGTTTAGGGCTTGTCATAAACTCCGAAAATGCTTCTGCAAATGTTTCCTGAGCATCTGTAGTTGCGTAATCACTCAATTTTTCTGCTATATCCCCAATTTGTAATTTTAATTTTCTAAATATTTTAGGCCTTATTTTACTTGATACTAAATTCGAAGCTATTTTTTTGTTAGGAGGCTCTCCAAAAACTTTCGCATTAAAGGAGAGAAAGTCATCGACTGCATGTCCTATTTCATGCATTGTTATGCCTTCCCAGGTTGTTCCTTCTGGAAAATATCCCCTCTCTACAAGTTTAGCTACTTGTTTTTTAAATTTTTCCAAATTACCGTAGTAAATTTTATTGAAAGTTATTCCACCCTGACCTGTTCCAATATTGCAGTTTGCAAAATTCTTTGGATCTTTCAGTTTATGAGTGTTAAAAGCGGCCAATCTGCCTTTCATCTGAGGATATCTTTCAAATACTTTTTCATAAGTCTTATGAACAGATTTTGCAGCTTCGAGTTCCATCCCCTCGTAAGAAAGCAGTTCATTTGAATTAAAACTGTCATTTTTATAAAACCAGTTCTGCGATTTTGTAAACTCCTCCATCTCCTCTATTGAATTAATGTCATCAAGTGTCTTCTGTTTTTTAGATGTTTTTTTCGGTTTATCTGTTAGCTCTGAATTATTATCAAGATATTTTTCTTTCCAGTCCTTATACGTGATGTCCGCTGGAACATACTCCGTTTCTCCTGTTTTCTCATTTCTTGCGGCTCTTTCACCTTCCATATCGGCAAAATATGGAGCTGTAGTAGTACGACACCTGACATGAAACGGATTCGCAGTGACCCCAACCTCATAATCTTTCAGGTCAAATACCTTACCGTCCATATCCTGACATATATCTGATGTTCTGTTATCCAGTGTAGCCACTATTTCGTATTTTTCTACACCCAAATCCTGATAACTCTTGAACCTTGCCATGCTTGAATATGCGGCACTTTCTGTATATACCAGTCTTGATGCGTTTGCTTTTGATACTTTCATTTTCTCAGCAATTTTATCTGCCAGTTTTTCAAGATTGTCGCCTCTGATAAATGCTTGCGTCATTTCCGTATGCAGAGTATTTATAAGCTTGTCCTTATCTTCCCAGATCCTATCAGAAAAGTTTTTGCCATCAGGAGCCCATGGCTTTTTAATAACTGTATTTACTAACTTGTCATTCAGACTGTATATGTTTGTTCCTACCCCTGTACCTTTTGCTATCTGAAAAGCTGTTCTGTTGTACTGGTCTTTATAAAGATTTTTAAGATAGCTTTCAAATCCACTTTCACGGCCATTATAAAGCTTTTCTATTTCCCCTCTTACCTGCAACTTCATAGCCTCAAGCCGTTCAATGTGCACTCTTGCACTCGCATTTTCAAGCTCCCTATTCCAGTTCTTATCAATCCCGTTCTCTTTTCCGTGTTTGATGTATTCGTCAAGTGTCCACCTGAATTCTTTAAGTTCTTTATCGTTAAGCATCTTCTTAGCTTCCGCAAGTGATACATCGTTGTTTTTAGCGATTCTGTTGTACCATACTTCGATGTCTTTATTCATTCTAGCGATAGCTCTTTCATATTCCAGTTGTTGTCTCCGGAATTCGTCTCCTGCTATTTTATTAAGCCTTTCCTCTTCCTCGATAAATCTGTCCTGCCAATAATTATTTTTACTCATCTATATCATCGAAGTGTTTATGCTCTCCGAATCCTCCATAGTCTTCAGTCTTAATTTTTTCACTACGTTCTTTTTTCAGTCTTTCCTGTTCCGCCTGCACATCTGTAACCCATGGATGCTGGGCAAGTATTGTTTCCTCAGATATTATTCCAACTGAATTTTTAATGTCCGATATTGCCTGACTTTCATTAACCAAAATATCCCTGTTAAGTACAACTTCAACCTTTTCAGCAAGAAAATCACCCTGTCCAGTATTCTTTAAATGATTTGCAACAAACCACAGCAGATCTTCAAAACTTGCTTGAAATTCAGTCTCAAAATCATTTGCCTCCAAATCGATTTCAGAGTACATGGATCTTATGTTAAGCTGATTCGGATTATTTCCAAGTGTATCGGCCTTGCTGTCAAATCCTGCTCCATTTTCTATTATTGTCTGTTTTAGAAGTTTCACTATCGCATCATAGTTTCCTGCATTCACTTCAACCTGTAAGCTTGACACTTCTCCTTCTTCTCTGACCTTTACAGCTCCGTATGTTGCCAGGTTTCTCCTGAACTCACCTAAATTCTCACCGTCATAGTTCTTTATAACTAGTATTGTGTTCCTGCTGTCCTCCTGCATATTATTCATGAAGTCACTCATAAGCATGTTAAGTCCGTCCTGCAGTGATTTCACCCTGTTAAGCAGAGGCTGCTCCAGTTCGTCCGCCCTGAAACTTATGAGTGGTATTCTTTGCCAGTTATATGGTGTACCGTCAACTGTCAGGTATGCCTTCTTTTCAACGAGATTAAGTTTATTATCGTTCAGAGTGTAATATTCAACACCTGTGTCCTTGTAAAGCTCTATATGTGTTTCCTTTTCGTATTTTCCGTTACTGTATACCTGGTTGGTATATTTTCTGATTGCATATTTAAGTTCTGTATGGTCGTTGTCAGTCCATATGGGGATAACTTCAACGGAGTTCAGCCTCTTAAATTTCAAATTCCCTTCCTCATCAACATATAAAAATAGCCAGCCGATACCGTTATTATAGACATCAGTGGCTATTCTCTTAATCGTTTTGAGGAATCCTTTATCGAATAAATCATTTAGCAGGTCGTTGTATTTCTCGTTGTCAGTGCTTATACTTGGTATTTTTGACACAATGTAATTCACCTTCTGTTTTACAAGCTTTTTGTACTGGTTATTTACAATCTTATTGTTTGGTAGATTGTTAACCATTATCAGCTTTCCGTCATCACCTATTGCAGTTCTGTTCCTTTTCAATATGTCATGTTCTCCTGCATAATATCTGTTGCCGTCAAGCATCATTCTATAACTGTCGCTTGAAAAGTGCCACATTATGATACTCTCAACTTCCGATAAACTTATATTGTCCTTTTCCATTTTATCTTTTCTCCTAAAAAATCTTTTTATAAACTCAAACATTTCAGCTCCTTAATCAAAAGAAAATGTAGGGCCTTTCGTATAATCTTCCAGTGCATATCTCATAGCATCCATCAGATGGTTAAAGTCGTCTACGGGCTTATTAACCGCATTATCGAACTTGTCCTTGTCCCACATGTAGTTTGATATCTCAGTGATGAAATTAACACATCGCGGATGTATTATGATTTTATAATCCTGAATGTACTGGATTCCATTATTAATGCTGTCCTTACCTTTCCTTGAATTCCTTATTCCCTTAAGCCCTAAGTCATAAAGCTCGTCAATTGACTTCGGCTCCTGACTGTCGGCAGTTATTTTTTCCTTTCCATATCCTTTACGGATTATTTCTTCCGCTATTTCCCTATTCTTCATGGCATTCTGATATATTTCATCAAAAACGTATATAGTTCTGTTTGTCACATCTATCAGTCCGCAGAACAACGCGGTAGGGTCGTTGGTATAGCCGAAGTCAAGTCCGAATGCTGATTTGACTCCATGCATTTTTGCCACTTCTGTATAATCAAATTCCTTTTCTTCCCAGTTCTCATACACCAGCCCTTCAACTATTCCCCAGTTTCCAAGCCCTGCGACCTGATAACGCCGTGGATTATTTTTCTTCATGTCCTCGAACAGCTTCTTATCGCTTTCGTCAAGCCATTCGTTGCACATGTAGTTCGTTGTCTTTGCCATTATGTTTTCATCTTCGACGTCAAAAAATCTCTTCTTAAGCCAGTGCCGTTCGTTCCAGGGGTTGAATGATATTATAAACTGTTTAAACAGAGGCGGTTCCACAATACCCCTGATACTTTCGTCAAGCATGTTGAAATCCTGTTCCCTGTTTATCTCATATGCCTCCTCGCACCAGCACCAGCAGAGTACCCCCTCTGAAACTGATATTGAAGTTATCTTAAGCGGATCGTCAAATCCCCTAAATAAAATCTTTTGCCCGGTAGGCTTATATGTTATTTCAAGCGGGCTTTCCTTGAATTCCCAGTACTCAAGTACGCCCAGCCTGTTTATCGCCCATCTTAAATCACTGTAACAGCTGTCCTTAAGAGTCCTGTACACTTTACGGACTACTAAAGTATTCGCACCTCTGTACTTCATCATGCTGTAGATTATCCAAAGTGCTATGGTCTTACTTTTCTTGCTTGCCCTTGAGCCTTTGACAACTTTATATCTTCCTTTGAAATTCCAGAAATCTTTATATCCCTTGCCGACTACGTCAGGCAGTCTGACCTTCCTACTCTTCAAGCTCGTCTTCACCCACAATCATGACAGGCAGTACTCCTTCAACTTCGACCTTGTCAGTAAACAGCCTGTATCTTTTACCAAGCAGTTCTGCAGCCTTTATTCTGTCCTTTAGCCCTATCTGCTTTTCAATTATCCTCGCGTCACTGCATCCGTCCCCCGTGCCTTCCACGACGACTACTTCCTCTTTTATTTCGCCCCGCATCGACGAGGTTAGCATCTCAAGCACTTCCTTGGCAGATGCAGTTCTTTCAGATTCTAATTTTTGCATTAATTCATCAATATATTTTTTTAACTCAAGTTTTCTCAAGTTTTCACTAGCTATTCTATCTGCTGTCTTTTTACTATATCCGGCTTTTATTGCGGCTTCAGTAGCATTTCCGCACGCTACATAGTATTCACAAAAAGCCTTTTGTCTCGCATTCAGTTTCAAATGCTACTTCACCTCATTTCTCAAAAATAAAAAAGACAGCTTTTAAACTGTCTTCTGATAGCCAGGCGTATGGCTCATGAATCCCGCCTCGGCAAAAAATATCTCGGATTTCCTAAAACCTTAAATTTCCATTCTAACCTATTATAACACATATAAATTTTTATACAAGGACACGAACCGGACATTTTCATTAATTTTTTTTAATAATTCATGATATCCTGTATCACGCTGTCCGAAAAAATTAATACCCTCAACCTGTTGACAAGTCTGTTTTTCTGACGCCTTATTGTCCTTTCGTCCACCTTGAATTTCTCTGCAACATATTCAAGCGTCATTTCTTCAAAATATTTTAATTCGATAATTTTATAATATTTATCGTCTTCGATATTTTTTAGTGCGTTTTCCGTCATGTTGACGACATGCTCAAGCCGTTTTATCTCATTTTCGCAGTTCTCTATCAAATTTTCGATTTTTTCGATATCCGATAGATGCTTTTTAGTTGCCTGAACATTTACACCTGTTTCTTTTTTCGAAAGCAGTACGGGGTCATTCTGTAATCCTGAGAGCCTTTCACGTTTAACCTCTATGGCCCCTTTTAGATATTTTAATTCGTATAATAATTTTTCTGTCCGCTGGAACGGAGTCAGGTTTTTCTGAATCTTAAATTCCTTATCCTCCTTCAGAATCTTTGCCACTTCCTCCGCTATCGCTCTTGCCGTTGCCATTAGTATTCCCCCTTTGTCCTTTCGTTCATGTTCTTAAGCCATTTTTCATGATGCACCTGTAAAAACTCTTCTTCCGTTGCACCTACACATCTCACTATGGACAGCATTGCTCCGAAAATTAAATTTTCTGCTTCTTCCCGTATTTTCGTCAACTGTGACAGTGCACTTTCTATGTCTGTAAAGAATCTGGACCACAGATACATGTCCGTACATCCGATTATCCTGTACGGCTTCTGGTCAATATAGCTGAGATAAAAATGCAGGCAGTCAGATAATTCCTCCAGTGTTTTTCTCCTATCGACCGGTTTAGTGTGATTTTTCCAGTAGTTCCATTCGCTCTTGAGTTCCTGTGCCAGTTCCCCCAGCTCGGTAAAATATGCTATGTATGTTCTTATCTGTGACCTTCCCCTCAACGTTTTCTTTTCGTCGAATTTCCTGTCAAGTACCGCCTGTCTTTTCAGTAGTTCCTCTATATCAAATTCTTTCAGTGCTTCCATTCTTTTCCTCCTCACATTCTTTTAAGTACCAAGTCAAATAAGTGTGTGCCTTTTTATAGTCCTCCAGTCCGTTTTTCTTCTCCGCCCGGATTAAATATTTCATGATATTCCCCTTGCAGAAGGCCTTGAAGCCTTCTTTTCCAAGTGTTGCCTTAATTACATCAATGCTTTCTATGTTAAGTCCTTCAAGTTTGTAATGCCTGGGACTTTTCACGTTGTTCTCAATGCTACTCAACTCTACTCCGTTTTTATCTGTTCTACTCAACGCGTTTTCCTCCTCCAGTTTTTTAAATTCATATCCCTGCCTCATCAGTCTTCCTGCTTTCAGCGTGACTGAGTATTTTGTCCTCTTAAGTGCACTGGCACAGGCCTTCGCACCTTTTATATAATAAAAATCCTGCAGGAATTTTATTTCCTTCTTGGTAAATCTTGCTTCCGCCCTGTTCAAAAGGCTTTCATTTCTTAGTTTTGTCAGCCCTGAACTCCCGAACATTTCTATCATTTTGCTTCCTACTGCCCTTTCAGTCCTTCCCAGCTTACTTGCGATTTCTTTTTTTTTGATGTTAGTGCCAAAAACAAGGCTTTTCAGTAGTTCCAAGTCCCATTCTTTCCAAGGCTCCTCTATCTTGATTCCGTAACGGTGGACAGCCTCTTCTACAGTTCTTTTGCTCCTTTCGAGTATTTCTGCTATTTCCCTGATTCTAAGCCTTTCAACTGTTCTGAGATATCTCAGGTCTTCTATCTCTCCCGTTGTCCAGCTTTTGTAGACTCTTCCCATTTTCTAACTTCCACTTTCAATTATTTCTGCCGTGTATGGCAGGAAGTGTTTATTAAATTTCGTGATTAATGTCCTTGAGTATTTCCTTAACCTCGCATCTATGTCCAGATCTTTATCCGTAAACATCTGAACCACTTTAAAATTGACTATGATGTCTTTTAAAGTTTCAAGGGCTTCAGCAACTTCAGGATCTTCGCATGGTAGGTCGTCCTTCCATTTTTCACTGTAATGTTTATTAAAAATCTCCCTGAGTCCGTCATACAGTGCATGCATTCCCCTGTCACGATAGATTTTATTATCGAAATTATATTTTTTCTTCATTTCAGGACTATGGAAAAGGAACGTCATCCTGACTGTCTGTTCAATCAGACTTTTTAGCCCTTCATAATTTTCAAGCATCGGATAGTTGCCCATGCTTTTAATTTTGACTTTTTTCATGTCAAGTTCCCTGTTTGGTTCCGGACAATGCCTGTTAAGTCCAAGCTGACTGAAAAGCCTGAACCTGTTCAGCAAGTACCCTGATGCCTTGTAAACTGAGAACAGGAACATGTGTACTTCCCCGTTCTCCAGTATTTCCTTTTTAATTTCTTTTTTATCTGGTTTTTTCGTTTTTATTTTTCTCGCCATTGTTTCTCACTCCTGTCCCTACGTGTCCAGATGTGCTCCGCATGCATCGTCCCATAAAGCGTGTCTGTAAGTCACAATCGCATCGTAGATCCCCTCAAGTGCAATCAGCTGTTTTTCCGTAAGTAGGTTCTTTGATATAAACTGCTGTTCTATCGACATAAGGAAAAGTTTTATTTCAGTTTTATCTGTATTTTCCTTGCAGTATTTTATCTTGTCAAGTATTCTGTTAATTTTTCTGATTTCAATTACTTCCTGTACCGTTACCATTATTTTTCACTCCCTTGTATTTTTCTATTCTCGCTTTCAAGCTCTGCAACAGCTCTTCTTGTATGTCGCCTTTACTCTGCAGTGCCTTCATGACGTCCTCGTCGCGTGTGTTCCCGCACACAAGGTGATGGATTATAACCTTTTCCTTCTGTCCCTGCCTGTGCAGTCTCTTGTTGGCCTGCTGATAGAGTTCGAGACTCCAGTTAAGACCGAACCAAATGACATGGTTCCCCCCGTCCTGTAAGTTAAGCCCGTATGCCGCACTTGCGGGATGTGCAAGCAGGATGTCAATTTTTCCACTGTTCCAGTCCTTTTCATCCTGCACTGTCTTAAGCTCCCTCACTCTGAGTCCTGACTTGGCCAGTGCACCTTTCATCCTGTCAAGGTCATGCTTGAAACTGTAGAACACCAGTGCCGATTTCCCGTTGAGTTCCTCCACCAGTTCCATAAATCTCTCGATCTTGCATTTATGGATTTCATGCACATCCCTTTTTTCGTCATACACGGCTCCGTTACTTAACTGTAACAGCTTGTTTGACAGTGCCGCCGCATTTGCGACTGTTATTTCTTCAAGACTGTTAAGCTCCAGTATCATCTGCTTTTCAAGTTCCTCATACTGCTTCCTTGCTTTCGTATCAAGCTCCACAGTGATGGTATTGTCGACCACGTCAGGCAGTTCAAGATAATCTTCCGCCTTCATGGACACGCATATGTCAGCTATCCTGTCCATGATTGACTTGTCCGAACCCTGCTTAAGTTCGTATTCGCCGTACGGATTGTTCCCGTACCTGTAGAAATTGAAGTATCTCTCCCTGAATGCCGTTATATTTTTTCCCAGCCGTTCTCCCTGATCCAGCAGGTAGATCTGTGCCCATATGTCCTTGAGTCCGTTCGGTGCGGGAGTTCCTGTAAGCCCTACAAGTCTTTTGATTTTTCCAAGCACAAGCTTGAGTGCCTTGAACCTCTTGGCCTGATGGTTTTTAAAACTTGAGAACTCGTCTATAACAACCATGTCAAACGGCCAGTCGTTCCTGTAATAGTCCACAAGCCACGGTATATTTTCCCTGTTGATCACGTATATATCGGCAGGGGTGTTCAGTGCGTTAATTCTTTTCTTTTCCGAACCCAGTACAGCTGAGAATTTAAGGAGCTTCAGGTGATCCCATTTTTCTGCCTCTCTGAACCACGTGCTTTCTGCAACCTTTTTCGGTGCTACGACAAGCACCTTATTGACCTCGAACATGTTAAGCTTAAGCTCATCTATCGCCGTAAGTGTTATTATCGTTTTTCCCAGTCCCATATCTAACAGCAGTCCTACTTTTTCAGTATTTATGACCTTGTCAATGCAGTACTTCTGATAATTATGTGGTTTGAACTTCACTTTGCCTTCCTCCTTCAAGTTCCAGTATCTCTTTTATTTTTTCCCTTGAATCTGCAACATACACCCTCTGACCGTATGCCCTTATTTTCTCGATTTGCCTATTCTGTAAAGGTCTTGTTGTTTTCCCTGTTGCCTTTAGTTCCACAAAGAATACCGTTCCGTTTGGCATAAGGCATATCCTGTCAGGTACCCCTGCATGTCCTGGACTCACAAATTTATATGCAGTACCTCCCTGTTTTTTTACTTCTGACTTGAGATATTTTTCGATTATACTTTCCAACATTTTTTTGCCTCCTTATTTTTACCTGCCTACAATCTTCACGTACACGCGTATATAGATACTATGAAATAGGTAATTTAGGTAATTTAGGTACGTATAGTAGTATTACCTAATTTATCTAATTTATCTAACTTAACCTTATATATAGAAAGATTGTAGTTTTGTAGTTGTATTTGGTATAGCCGTTAATTTTACTGATTTTGAATTACCTACATTCTACCTACAAAGTCACCTACAAACTACATTCTCAATTTTTTTAATTTTTTCTTAACCTACAAAGTTTGTAGGTGATTTTGAGATTGTAGGCGACTTTGTTTGTCACTTTGTAGGTAATTTTTCCACCTAAATTACCTAAAATATAAAAGTTTGAAAAAGATTGTAGTTTTTGTAGTTATACCTATTTATCCTTTTTTTTTTGAATCCTCTCTGATTGCCGTAATCACCGTACTTCAATGGTGTTTTATGACGTTCCCAGCCTTCCATATTTTCAAGGATGCCGTTGACTTCCATACTGTCTGAATTTTTAATATAAGCCTTTTTCATCTCGAAGCATTCGACCAGTATTTCTGCCGCACAGACTCTGTCCCTTGGAACTGTTTTTATCCCTGATTTGTCAAATCCTTCGAAGTAGTAGTTTTTTCTTTTGGCCGTTCCCCATTTATGCCAGTCTTCAGGGATTTCTTTCTCAAGGAAATCCTTCACCATCCCCTCCCTGGAATTTACGATTCTGTGTTCTTCCTGCTTCTGTTCTGCGATTTTAAGTTCTTCCCCTGTCAGGAATAGGCTTTCACCCAGCACGTAGTTCATGTATGCTTCTGCCCATATCTGATCTCTTTCGGCATCAAGGTCTTTCCATATGCTCTTTTTAGGTTTTTCGGTTCCTACTTCGACTGGCCAGAACCTCCTATTCCCTGTCCTGTCCCTTAGGAATTCGCTGTCGTTTGAAGTTCCAAAGAACACACATCTTCTCGGGTATTTCTCGGTCACGTGGCCATACGCTTTCCTGTATATGTCGTCCTGCTTACTCAGGAACTGTTTTATAAGATTGGTTTCACTTCTATTGAATCCTGTAAGTTCTCCGAGTTCATTTATCCACGTTCCCTGAATCAATTCTGCGGCTTCTTTGCCTTCGAAAGTCTGAAGGCTGTCCGAGTACCACTCGCCTCCAAGTTTAGCAAGGAAAGTACTCTTACCTATACCTTGCTTACCTGTGAAGATGGGCATGTAATCATACTTCACCCCGCCATCGATAGCTCTCGCAACCGCAGCCGTCAGTGATATCCTCATAACCGCCCTCGTATAAATGTCATCCTCCGCCCCTAGATAATCACTCAGAAGAGTTTCCAGCCTGGGCGTGCCATCCCATCTAACACTTTCGAGGTAGATTTTCACGCTGTTGTACTTGTTCTTGTTTGACACTATGAGAAGAGCATCGTTTACCTTGTTTACTCCTGTAAGGCTGTACCTGTTTTCAAGGTAGTTTCTCAGTCCACTGTCATCCACTTCCTCATATTGTCTTACATAGTTCCGGCTGTCCCATGGAAGAGCTCCCGTAACCATTGCCCTGTTGGCAAATTCATCTATTGCGAACTTCCCTTTCAGGTTAATATCATTGTCCAATACAAGTTCCATGTTCTTTATTGTTTTTGCATTGTTACCTTTATCGTTCTGTTCCAGCTGATCCATCCATGACAGGTCTGTTGTTTCATCATCCACTGTTGTGAAATCCTTGGCCGCCTTTTCGTACTGTTCCCTGTTCAGTATGGCCGATACTTCCCTTACCCCTCTTGCAAGTTTTGACATCTCGATAAATGACGGGTATCTATTGACGGGTGTACCATCCTTCACATCCACGTCCATGTCCGCGAACTTATGGAGTCTTACCATATCGAATGCATTACACAGCTTACCTCCTGCCGGGTCAGTGGCATGATGAGAATAAACAAAGACATCATCATATATTACCGCCCCTCCATATGTGCTTCCTTGAGTATAGGTCATCCTTTTTCCGTCATCGGATACGTCATACTCTTCCGGAATGAACTTTTCCACAGCTTCAGCTATGGTGAAAGTTTTACAGAATGCCCCTATTATCCCTGATTTCTCAAGAGGATTTTCTTGTTTTTTAAGCATCTTTTCTGCCATTTTTTCCGTTCCTGGAACCTGTGGCCACTCTGTCATGTCCTTCCAATCCTCATACATTGCGAGGATTCCGTCAACTGACAGCGGAGCCTTTTCAAGATTGAATCTGTATAGATATCTGCTGTCCACCGAACAGCTTGCCCAGAACATAAGCCTTGCAGGTTCAAAGGTGGTAGGGTCGCACATGGACATACCTATCATCTGAGCCACTTTCCTTGCCACAGGCTCGTACTCATCAGGGGACATGCTCCTGTCTGTGACAATTATAACTCTTAACCTCGGTCTGCTTTCCATGTGCTTACGTGTGCCGTACAAGGCGTAGGACATGTTAAGGCTTTCGACCTTTTCAATCACTTCTTCTGTTTTTCCCGGCTCGATGTTATCCAGGTCTAACGTTATTAAGTCCCTTGACAGCAGGTTCACATTTTTCCTTATACCATCCTTAAGCTTTCCCGCAACAAAGCCCCCGACGTCCTTAAGCTCATCCTGTTTCGCCTTCGGCAGTTTCAGAAAAGTTTCAAACTTCTCGGCAGTCCTTGTCGGTGTTTCAAGCCTCTTGACGAACTCGCTCCACAGGAGCTTTTCAATCTTCCACCTTGTCTCCTTCCTGCTACCTGCAGTACTTATCGCTATTTCTCTGTTGTACATTTTTACCTCCTTCCTAATCTTTCTTATAATATCCTGTTTCGAATCCGTCTGCCCTCAGTATCAGCCCCTTAGCCCATCTGAGTTCTTCTCCCATCAGGTCGCACACTTCCTTTACAGTAACGTCCATCGGGGCTTCCAGTACAACCTCATCATGTATATGCATTACTATCTTGTAGCCTTTATCGGTCAGTTTCAGAATTGTTGCCGCCAAACAGTCACGGGCTATTGCCTGCACTATGTTCTCCACAAGCTTTCCACCATAAGTTTCCGCCGTTTCCCATTTGCCTGAAACCTGATTCGGTGCCTTGTAGGTAATTACTGTCGACCCCCAGCTGTTCTCCCTTGTTCCGGGGCTTACATAATGTAGCTTACGGCCACTCGGTAGGGTTACTGTCAGGAAGTCGAGCCCTTTTGCAAGATCACCTTCCCTTGAAAAAAGTATCCCGTTTACCGCCTGTCTTGTTCCGTTCAGCACCACTTCTGCGGCCGCATTTCCTATGGCATACCACAGGTCAACTATTCTCTTATTTGAATTTCTCCACATTCTGACAATTTCAGGAAGTTCCTCTTCGGTCAGTCCCATGTTGATTGCACCCATGGCCATGAGGGCTCCGCTTGACCCCTGATAACCGAGTGCAAGTTCCGCAACCTTCCCTTTCTGCCTTAAGTGATAGTTCTCCTTGCCTTTTGCTATTGTAGATATGTCCACACCGAACATCTGTGATGCCGATGCCTCATATATTTTTCCGTGAGTCCTGAACACGTCAAGCCTCCACTGTTCTCCTGCAAGCCATGCGATTACTCTTGCTTCTATTGCCGAAAAGTCGGCGATTACAAATTTCTTTCCTTCCTCCGGAACAAAAGCTGTACGTATCAGCTGGCTTAAAGTGTCAGGTATATTGTCATACAGTATGTCCAAAGTCAGCAGGTCTCTCCTTTTCACCATGTTCCTTGCATCGTCAAGGTCTGACAGATAGTTCCTAGGCAGGTTCTGTACCTGTACAAGTCTTCCAGCCCATCTTCCTGTCCTGTTCGCTCCGTAGAACTGTAAAAGTCCCCTCACCCTTCCGTCTTCACAGAGGGCATCCTTCATGGCCACATATTTCTTCGTGCTTGTCTTACTCAGTTCCTGCCTTATTTCGAGCACTCTTTTTACGTCCCCTTCGGTTTCTCCAATAAGATTTTTAACTGTTTCCTTCTGAAGATTTTCGGCATTTACGCCTTTATCTTTTAGCCATTTCAGTAACTGCACTGTACTGTTCGGGTTTTCAAGTCCTGTCAGTTCCTTTGCCTCATTCAGCAGATACTCATTCCAGGTGTCACTCACGAACAGGGCACTTTCAACAAGCTCACTGTCCACTTTTATTCCTTCGGCATTCATTCTGATATCAGTATGCCACAGCTTCCATTCAAATTTTGGGAGTTTTATCCCTTCAAGTTTTTCCTTTATTGACATTTCCGCCACCACGTCCTGCCTGTTGTAATCTTTGTATAGTTCCCACTTTTCAGGCTCATGGTGTGGCATGTTCCTTGTTCTTCCGCCGTTCCTTTTTGTAGGTTTGCATGGAACGGAGAAAAGTCTTATAAGGGCTTTACCTGTTGCGGATTTTTTCTTATCGTTTTCAAATCCCATTGCCTTCCCGACCTTGCCCAGTCCTCCTGGATAACCCGCATAATATGCATGTATCATTGTACATCTCCACTGTTCAAGATTAGTTTCGTATCCTGCCTGGTTAAGGCAGTACCATTCGAAAGCCGCATTATATGCCCTTAGCTCAGTTTCCCCGTCATTGAGCATTTCAACAACTTCCTCCGGAACTACCTCACCTTGTGCAAGGTCAATCACTTTAACGGGCGACCCGTTAAGCGAATAGGCAAAAAGAAGGATTTCAAAATCCGTACTCTGTGCATACTTATACAGTCCTGTCTTTGAAATATCCTCACTGCTGTAAGTTTCAATATCTATGTTCAGTACATTCATTCGTTATCCTTCCTTTTTAATTAATATAGTTCTTCTTCCTCAACTGGGGCAAAGTCCTGCTGAGCTGTTCTTCCTCCTGCGAGTGGTTCTCCGTCTGATACCTTCTGTACGTTCCCCAGTCCTGCACCTATTCCTTTTTTCCCTGTAAACATGTAAGGGAAAAAGTTGACTGTGACATTTGCATAGATTCCGCTATATATTTCAGACTGATCCATTATAGGATTCACATACTTGTCCACTACCTGAGGCGGATAATCCGTTTTTGCAGATGCCGTAAATACCCAGTGACCTTTGCACTCAGGTCCGAAAGGTTCCCCGTTCTGTTTTACTCCGTCACCGTCCCATATAGGAGTTGGGACATGAGGGGGCTTAACACCGTTCCATTTTTCAGCTGTTCCTATCTTTATCGCCTCCGCAATTGCAGCATCAATTTTCTGTTTTGCCGCCGTATCTGATTTCGGTACAAGTATTGTCGTACTGTATTTTTCTTCCGCCCCCGGGGTTGCCGCATGTGGTTTAAACAAGTGTACAAAGCTTAGTCTTCCTCTTACGTTTATTCTAGTGTTCTGATTTTTTTCCATATATTATCATCCTCTCTTAATCTATTATTTTTTCAAATTCATCTTCTGCATTAATAACATCATTTACATATGGAGCCCTTTTATCCGACTCCATTACAAGTGTAGGCTTACCTTTAGGCTTTATTATCAGTTCGCCTACATAATCATTAAAATCTTTCTTCCCTATTGCCCCTTCGAGCTGGCTTAATGTAAGCATTTTACGTTCATACATCAGCTCCTCTGCTATCCCCTTGTCCTTAAGTATCTCAAATGCTTTTTCAGTATCCGAGAACGTTCTTACCGACCTTCCTTCAACAAGCTTCCACCCCGGAACTGATTCACCTTTCAGAATTGCCTGCTGGCAGTAGTTTTCAATGTCCTTGACCCATTTCACGATATCCTGTGCCCTTTTAAGTATGTCACCCATTTCGGCATTACTTAAAATATTTTCTTTAAGCTTCATATCTGTTTCAAGTTCCATGTTCATTTCTGCCCTTGCTCTGCATACCGCCTTCGCCCTGCAGAACGTACATTGTCCCGGAACAAAATTGCCTTCAGCGTTGAATGCCCTCTCGGCATTAGGCTTAACTTCTTTTTCCGCCCACTCCATAAGCTCCTCTGCCGATATTTCCCACACAGAAATGCTGTCCAGTCTTGGCTGTACAATTCCCATATTGACTGTCTCTATGTCCTCGAACAGCGAGTATTCGAGATACGCTCCTAACGAATAGAGCATAAGCTGTGGGTTATTTTCCGCAAATACAGGCACACCTTTTCCGTATTTTAGATCCCTTACATATAAAGTTTTCCCGTATACCGTTACAAAGTCGCACGTTCCGAACCCTTCAGGAACATATGCACTGAAATCTACTTTCTTCTCAATAGATGCCACGGCGGGTTTATCAAACGACATCATGAGCTCCTTAATATGTTCAAGGTAGGCATCCGTATATGCATCCATTTCCTGCTTATACAGCTTGTTCGCCTTAAGTTTCTTCAGTCTGCTGTTGTAAGTACGCAGACCCATCGGGCTTGTGTATTTTGTCAGCTTGAGTTCCGAAATCTCATGTGCCAGTGTTCCCTCCTCGGCATATTCTGAAGTTGTTTCAGGGAACAGTTCCTCAAGTCTTGCACTTGGGTTGCAGTTCATCCATCTTGACGCCCCGCTTGCCGAAAGCAGGGCATGATCCCTTTCCTTGTGGTTTATCATATTCTCACCCCTAATTCCCTTAAATCGTTCGCAAATGCGTCATACAATTTAGGGTCAAGTTCTGTCAGTTTCGACAGATTGTATTTCCCTTTTATCAATTCAGCTACCTTTGAACCTAAATTCATTGTCGATGCTTCATGGCATCCTGCCTTAAGCTGGTCGTAGCTCCACCCCTGTGTTTCTTCCTTTGCAGGAGCTTCTACTTTTTTAGGTTCTTCCTCTTTTGGGGTTTCTACATTTTTAACAGGTGTTTCTTCCTTTTTCTCAGGCTCCACTTTTACATCGTTCGTCTGCCAGTCTCCTGTTTCCTGCCTTACATATTCCTCTTCTGCGGGTTCTGTCTGTACAAATTTATCAACTTTCCCAATTATATTTCCTGCAGAACTTGATAAGACTGCAGTGTTTCCCAAAACTTTTAACGCCTTCGAAAGATTTTCGATTATCGGCTTACTTCCTTCTTCAATTTCAAAAATTATTTTTACTTCCATTATTCGTTCCCTCCATTATTTTTGTTATAGTCGTCTAAGGCTATCCACTCTATATTGTCGAATGCAAATTCTATCATTTTTTCCACCACGTCAATTTTATTCCAGCCCGTCTCCTCCACTACGGTATCCAGTAGATTCTGAGTGGATTTCCGTATTCTTATCGGAGTTGAATAGCTTTTCTCGGGCGTGTATTTCTTCGGTAATTTGAGTTTATCCATCTGTCCTCCTATTCTCTTAATGCAAGTGGCATTATCAGATAAATCCACTTACTGTTGGTTTCGCCTCTTACAAGTACTGTGTTCTTATTATTTGACATTTCCATGACGGTCAGGCCGTCCTTAGACTTACATAAATAGTCCGCCAAAAATTTTAAGTTTAGTGAGATTTTTAAGTCTTCCCCTGTCTGCACTGTATCAATTGTGTCTCTGTATTCAACGGCAAATCCGTCCTTTGCCTTTATTGTCAGCCTGCCTCCCCGGAAGTCAAGTATGCCTCCGTTTTTCGCCTCCTTGTTGTATTTCGCAACCGTAAGCCCTTTTCTGAGCGATACGTGAAATACTTTCGTGTTCAGAAGCACCTTTTTGTCATTTTTTAATCCTTTGATTATTGCTTTGTAATCGGGGAACGTGAGCTTGACGGGTTCTGTCCGTATGTTGACGCTTCCAAGTCTGAAATTAATCTTCCCACTGATATCCGTCATTATTAATACTGTTTCTTCAACCCCCTGTATTTTTGACTTCAGGGTTTTGATTAGCCCTTTTACCGCTTTCAGGGGAATACTGACAGATAAAGGCCCCTGAGATTCCGTTATCTCTGTTTCACACATGGCCAGTCTGTAAGTGTCTGTTCCAACGGTTGTAAGTATATTTTCTTCCGTTTCCAGTCTCACACAGTTTACCGCGAAGTTCTCGGGGTCACTCGATGCCGAGAACTCCACTTTTTCCAAAGCTTCTTTAAGTTCCATTCTTTTTATTTTAAAATTTAATGCTTCCACACTACTCTCTTTAAATCCCGGATTGTACTCGTGTAAAGGGATTTCAGACGTGTAATTCTTTGCCGTAATTTTTATTTTGTAATCATAAGCTTTAATTAATATCTTCGTATCAGGAGCCTGTTTTATTGCGGTCTTGAACATCTTACAAGGTATGGCCACCTTTCCTTCTTCCTCCACATGCCCATTAATTCTGACTTTCGCACATGTCTCAGAGTCAGAAGTGAAGATTTCAATTCTGCCATTTTTGTCAGTTCTAATATGGGCAAGCTTAAGATGTTCCATGCATGCCCTCTCGGTGCTTATGAAATTCTCGGCCACTTCGACTGCACCGAGGAGTTCCTTTTTCATTATCTTTAATTCCATATTGATTTTTCCTTTCGTTAGTGCTATACTTCAATTGATATATTTTGAAAATCAGTCGATATTGCCAGTATCGGCTTTTTCTTTTACATCTTTAAAATTTATTTCGGCAATCAGTGTTCCATCGGATGCCAGCCATACATCATAAATTTTAGTAACTTTTATTTTCCTGATTTCTCCGTCAACACCTCCTTCAATTTCCTTGATTTCTCCAACTCCTAGCCTGTTTTCCACAACTCTGAGTACGATAGCGTTCATTCTGAAACTCATTTAAATCGCCTCCTTTCCATCTTTGTAAAGTTCATCCAGGATCATATAATAATCCTCGATTGTCTCATAATAAATTCCTTCGATTTCGGGCATTTTTAGTCACTCTCCTTTTTTAATTATTTTAATACTCCTGCATATTCATCTAACATTGTATTAAGTTCTTCTTTTTTTACCTGAAAATCCGTAAAAAATGCTGAACCTTTTGTGAAATGTTTGTTTTCTTTAGTGTGTAAAAATCCATTTGGAATTAGTAATATGTAAGAGTTTTCTAATTTATCCTCTTTGTTTCTATTTTTTTCATTTTCTAAAAAAATCACATATAAATCTGCACTTCCGTTGCATCTTGCGGTCCAGTGTCTCGCTTTCGATTCTTTACTTCTGCGACTTCTATAACATGAACTGAATTTTACATCTATTGTTATATTTTTATACATAAAATCATATTTTGGATTATTTACTTGCCAGTACTTGTTAGCATCCACTGCCGTAGGCACAAGCTTCTGAAAATATTCCTCTGCTTTTCCTCCAAGCCTTGCACTTTCACTTCCATATTTTATTTTATCCTGTATTTTTAATACACCACTTGATAATAGCTTTATATGTGCCACTAATGTAGGTAATCCACTTTCTTTTACAGCCTGATGGAAATTCCCGCATTCCTTGTATATTTCCACAATATCTTTTTTCATTTTTTCACCTCCAGTCTGTATCCATTTTTTTCCGCTGTTTCCAGCCATTCTTTAAAACTTAGAATCATTAAATTTTTCATACCCAACAAGTTTTTTAAATGCGATTTTACAGGATAGAAGAATTTTCTTTCCATAATGAACTTGTTATTTTTATACAAAATATATTTCATTTTTACCCACCTCCTTTTTTGATTTTATAGACTTTATTCATCACTTTAACTACATTTAAACCTGTTTTTGTAAGCTCAGAATTTTCGGAAATCAGTTTCTTCCTGTTCAGCATCAGTAATTCAGCTTTTGATACGAGTAACAGATTATCAATGCTGAGGTTCAGCTTATTCCCGTCTGCAAATATGACGGAATGTTTCTCCGGAATAGGCCCGTTTACCTCTGCCCAAATAAGCTTATGCTTGTATTCCCACACATCAGGCTCCGCTATTTTTGTTTTAACGTATCCGTCCGTGGTTATCGCATCATCGCCGACTTTCATTTTATTGTGAGGAGTAGCCCCTTTTCTGAACGTTGTTCTGTTACCTGTTCCGGGGAACTTTTTGCCTTTATTATACGGGGTAACCCCCTTTTCAAACCGTCCTGTAAGTCCTGTTGAAATGTTATGGTTTCTTAATGTGTATTTGAGCTTTTTTGCGTCTATCTGACGCTCAAACTTCTTATTAAACATTTCCACAATTTCCTTATAACGCCTTCCGGGAGTTATTTTTCTTATAAAATCTAGTTCTTCTTTGGTATAGCGTTTTACTTTTCCGTCCACGTCCTACCCCTCCAGCATCTTAGGGAGCTGTAAGTCCGCGTTCAGCCCTTCTTCTTTAAGCTTTACTGCCCTCAGGACAGTGTTGGCGTTATCGATTATTGTTGATGCGATTTTCACGACTGCCTCTGACCTTGCCACTTCCACGTTCAACTTTTCCTGTGTCATTTCCTCGTCGCCTAATCTCTCCAGCTGTGCAAAGAGGTGGTTGTTAAGGTCTTTTAATGTGTTCTGCATATTCTGCCTCCTTTCAGATTAATCTTCCCATTTTGTCTCTTTAAAGTGCCTGAAAGTGATTATTAACAGAATAGTCCAAAGACAATAGACAACTCCTGTCACAACGGCATCTTTTCTAAAAGATTCAGTTTGATTTAGGATTGACGCTGTCATAAAAATCCCGTACCACACAAGTGCTTTTTCAGTTTCCATTTTCCATCTCTCCTTTTTTAATCATATCCGCCGCGATGTTATTGGCCAGCGAGTATACCAATCTCGTCACGTCGTCCCCGTTCACTATTATGACAGGGAAGTTACCATATTTCATGTAATGCTTCACAGCCTCTTCCGGGATGTGGTAGTCCCATCCGCCCCTTGGTCTTGAGGGGGTAGGAGGTACTGTCTGTATTGCTGTTCCGAATTTATATCCACCCCGCTGTAATCCGATTCTTACGGCAGATTCAGACTTGTGGATACGGTCGGAGCATTCTTTTACAGTTAGAGTTTTCATATTTCCAAGGTCCTTTCGTATTTTATTTGTTCACTTTAAGTGTCTATATTAGGCAAAAAAATTTCAGAGTTTAGACTGCCATTTCCTAACCCCAATATATCAGATAACTTGTAAGCTTCCTGAACAGTGAATTCATTTACATTACTTATTTTTAAAGCCAGCCCTTGCGGTGTTATCCCTAACTGCTGGGCTACAAATTTGTACTTGAGCCCTTTTTCTTCTATAAGGCTCCTTAGCAGTTTTTCATCTACCATTTTTAATCACCTCACTTTTTCGTTCACTGTAAGTGTCTGAAATTATAATATCATATTGTTTGTTTAAAGTCAACTATTTTTTCAAAAAAAATAAAAAATAGTTGCTTTTTAGTGTCGAATAGGGTATAATCTAGTATCATAAAAGCGGGAGAAAAATTATGGATATATATGATAAAATTAAACATTTGAGAGAATCTAAAAAGATGAGTCAGGAAGAACTGGCCGAAAAAATGGGATATAAATCAAAAACATCTATACATAAAATTGAACAAAAGAAAACAGATATACCTCTTTCAAAAGTTAAGGATTTCGCAAAAGTCCTTAATACTACACCTGAATACCTTATGGGCTGGGAGGAAAAGAAAGAAACAGCTAACCCATATTTCGTTGACACTTCAGTTTTGACAGAACAGGAGCTTGAAGAGTTTAACAGAGTTACGGGAGTTAACAAACAACTGTTTTTTAATGATGTGGACGAAGAACATGACATGGCCCTGTTCAAGCAGGCAGTTGTAGACTTACTGGTTAAAAAGAGAGAAAATAAAAAATAGGTGGTTGGATTATGGCAAAGAGGAGTTTTAAGAAACTTGCAAAACGGCTTATGGATGAACACGGAACAAGTGACCCTTTTAAAATTGCCGAGCGTGAAGGAATTCAAATAATTTACTTGGATTTCAAAGCATGGCTCGGCTTATACACATGTATCGACGGGGTGAAAACTATTTTTATTAACAGTAACATCCCCAGATTTTCGCAGAAGATAGTATGTGGGCATGAACTTGGACATTCACAACAGACTTTTAAAGAGGCCGTGTTCATGAAGGAAAATTATCTTTTCGGGGTAAATAGATTAGAAACAGAAGCAAACGAGTTCGATGCAGTTCTAATTTTTTCTGAAGAAATAAATGATGAAGATTTGACTGACTTTGACATAAGTCTGTTAAATGAACTAAAAAAATATTTATAAAAGGAGTGAGTGAAAAATGATTTTAGCTTTGGTATTAATTCTTATTTTCTTATTTTTAATCTTATGTTTTTTAATAAGATTCCTAGCGAAAGCATCAAAGACTGCAAAGGAGCAGAGGAAGAAAATTATGCAGGAGAATAAGGAACAGGGGATTGTCAAGAGATACCCTCCGCTGATACACGTGACAGGGCTTGATATCCCTGAGAACGTTCAGGTAAGCGTTCTTCTGAAGAAGGACAGGCTTACTATTGCGGGAGCTGGAAGAGAATACAATCTGAACTTTGACAAAATAGTAAGTTCGGAAAGCCACGTAACTATGGATATCAAGGAATATTACCGTTCCAGCACACTGAAAGGGGTAACTGGTGCGGCACTGTTCGGGTTGCCCGGTGCAGTTATTGGAAGTGCCCCATCTAAACGGGTGGTAAAGTCAGACGTCAAGAGTTTTGCGGTAATATCGTTCACGGCAAGAACAGGGGATATTGCGACAATCATATTAAGTGATGCGTTGCCTAACACAAGATATGCATCCGACCTTGTTGCAAGACTGAAACCTTTAACACCGGATAGAAATCTCGAAACAGTAAATCTATAAAAATAAATAATCTCGAGATAATAAATCTAAATAAAAAGGCCCTGCGACCAACAGGACCTTGAAAATATGTGTGATATACACGACATACTCTAACCAGTATTAAGTATATCACACAACTTTAAATTATGCAAGGAGTGTGATTTTTTTATGAGAAAACCAAATGGTTACGGAACAGTAGCGAAATTAAGTGGAAAAAGGAGAAGACCGTTTGCGGTAAGAATTACGGCGGGATATACGGACGAAGGGAAACAAATATATAAGTATCTTGGATATTATGCGACAAGGAAGGAGGCGGAATATCAGCTTTCACTTTACAATGCGAATCCATATGACATTAATTTGAAAAATCTAACTTTTAAGGATGTCTATAAAAGATTTTATGATGTAAAGAAAAATACAGGGACAAGTGAAAAAAGACTGAAAGCATACGAATCATTCTTTAAGAAACTTGCACCGCTTTACAATATGAAAATGGTAGACATTAAAACTCCGCATCTGCAGACATTATTCGACACATTTACTGAATTTTCTCCGCTGTATGTGAGAGAATTAAAATCTTTCGCGGGCTTGGTTTACAAGTATGCGATGGAAATTGACGTACTTGACAAGGATTATACAAGATTTCTTAAACTTAGAAAATTTAAGAAACAGAGAAAAAACAGCATATTTACCATCGAAGAACAGCAGAAATTATGGGATAGCATCGAAAGCATTCCAGGAACAGATATTCTATTAATATTAATTTACACAGGTTTCAGGGTAAATGAACTGCTATCTGTAAAAAAAGAAAAAATAGACCTGGAGAACTGGACTGTGACATCAGGATCTAAAACAGATGCAGGAAAGGAAAGAGTAGTTCCGATACATCATCGGATACAGCCACTGATTATCAGATATATGCAGACAGATGGAGAGTATCTTATTCCGAATCACAACTTTAAATCTCATATGAACTATTCCAGTTTCAGAAGATATTTTTCCCAGATTCTTGAAAAACTGGAAATGGAACATACGATACACGATACAAGATACACATTCATTACATCTCTGAGAGAAGTGACTGACAACAACGCCGCTATTACAAGCATTGTCGGACACACTAATATACAGATGACGGATAAATATACTTTAACTAATATACAAAAAATGAGACAGGAAATAGACAAAATAAATTAATTTCCTGTCTCCTCAATGGAGTATTTTTTTTGTATATTCTGTGTATATTATAGGTTAAATTTTTGATGTTCTCACACAACATTTTAATTTTAATTTAACTAATCAAAATACATAGAACATAGTAAAATCAATGCTTTCAAATACTCCGCGATTAAAATATTAAACTGTAACCAGTCTTTACATTACACTTTGCTACTATTA